CATGGAGCGGTTCTCGACGGCCTCAATGGCTTCCATGATGCGGCGTTTGAAGTTGCGTCCGGTGGCGTCGAGGTCGGGGATCCAGCCGACGATGCGGCGGCCGGCTCTGCGGGCGGCGTCTTCGATGACGGATTTCTGGATCTCGTCGGAGATCTTTTCTTCGTTCCACGTCGACACGCGCACGTAGCCGATGGCAGGGATGAGGTCGCCTGCTGGAGGTTGCCTGGGCATGACTGTCCCCCGATCAGTTGCGGTGGTAGAGCGCCCCTTCGCCCAGTGTGGTGGGCTGGTACGTGCCGACGGGCAGGTGGATCACTGTTGCGCCTTCGGTGAGCGTTTCGGCGGCGACTCCGCGCTTCGCCATTTCGAACCCGACCTGGAAGCCTTCGCGCTTGTACTGCTGGCGGCGCTCTTCGACCTCGGCGAGCATCTCTTCGCGCTCGGCGGTGATTTGGGCGCGTAGGGCGTTCTGCTGTTCCTCGATGGCGCGGGTCGCGCGGTGGGTCTCGTTGTCGAGGATGGCGCGCTTGGCGCAGACGTCGATCTCTTCGCGGTGAATGCGTTCCCGGTCTTCCTCGTTCTTGGTGCGGCCGATTTTCAGCCATCGGGATTCGAGGATGATGTGGGCGATCCCGAAAGTGATGATGCACAGAACGATTCCCGCGAACCCGAGGGACCTGCTGCCGGTGGTGAAGCTGCCCACCAGCAGAGCGATCGTGACGATCACCCCCACGGTCAGCAGACTGTAGATGGACCCCCAGGTACCGGACTGCATGGTCATCCCCGCCTATCCCTCGGCCGCCGCTCCCCCAGTGCTGTCCTGGTCGGAGGCCGTACGCGGCTGACGGGTGAGCCGGTCGATCACGCCGAAGAACATTTCGCGATCGACTGGGTCGCGGAACCCGAGCCGGTCCGCCGCCTCTGACGGGGACAGGGGTGGCAAGCGTACGGCTGGATTGCGCCCTTCGGTGGCCTGTTGTGAAGAAATGATGCCGATTTCGACGAGCATCTCGATCGCGGCGTCTGCCGGGTCGCGGCCTTCGGTGTCCAGGGTGGCCGCGATCAGCTCGAATTTGTCCGGGTCGGGGGTGTTTTTCCCGGCCAGCCAGCGGTTGACGGTGCTTGGGGAGACGCCGACGGCTTCTGCGAAGGTGATGCGCCCCCCGCCTCTGAGGCTGTCGATGTTGAGGCCTTTGCGTCGCATGGCCGGCGCGAGCCAGGCTGCGAACCTCTGCGCTGTCGTCATGGTCATGTCCGTCCCAACGCTCCCCATGGGTGCACGGTAGCTCTCGCTACTGCCGCTTATGCACATAGTTCCACATCTGGAAATTAGTCGACTCCCCAGAGCCTCAGGTCTTCACCGTTACCACCCACGTCATGGGACATGTACGCGCCATGTGCGTTACGAAACCGTTACTAATTCCACAAGTGGAAACAGTGGCAAGGGTGCGCCGGTCGGGCTACGTTGATTCCACAAGCGGAAACAAGCCCACTTGTGGAACTTAGGAGGTGGCCCACGTGCCCATCCGACTCAAGACCCAGCGGCTCTACGCCGCCGCTGAACTCCTCGGCGACACGACCGACCTCGCCATCCGCGACCGCACGGGCATTACCCCAGGCACTTTCTCGCGCCTCGTCCACCACCACGTCGAGCCCAAGGTTCGCTACCTCGAACTGTTCTCGCACCACTACACGGTGCCGATCGAAGAGCTCTACGAAGAGGTCGAGGCCCCAGGGGGCCAATCCGAGGCCATCGCGTGAACATCCCCGTGACCCGCGAGCAGGCCATCGCCGATGCCGCCCAAGTCCTCATCCACGACGTCGCAGTCCAGGCGGCACGTACTCCGCGCGAGGCAGCCAAGGCCGCATGGCATCCCGGGCACCCGCTCGGAACCGTCGAAGCGATCGAGGCAGCGATCATCCAGCGCCGCAAGGAAGACGCGGTGCTCATCTCGGCCATGGACGCCACCGGCAAACGGGCCACCCGCACCGCCGCCTGAGAACGAGAGCGGGCCACCGACATACCTGCGGGAGCTGACCCCGCGGCGCCGATGGCCCAAGCACAGCCCACCACACCGAACTGCAAAGGAGCGGGCCATGCCCGTTGACTCTATCGAACCGCAACCAGCCGACCGCCCTGCGAGCCGTGCGCTTGCGATCCTCCTCGCCGTGCAGGACCAGTTGCCGGACAGCGGCGTGCTGCTGGTGGAGCGCCCGAACGCGCTGCTGGTGCTGGTACCGAGCATCGACGCGTGGGAGGACTGGACGCTGCACCTGCAGCTGCGTCACGCCGAAATGGTCGCGCAGCACTTGAGCGAGGACCCGGAGTCGAGGGCGCGCCTGGAGGCGTACCTGCTGGTGGAGCGTTTCCCGGTCGAGGTGTTGCGCGGGGATCTGCGCGACGTCCCGCAGGCGGTGGCGGCGTGACCACAATGACGATGCCTTCGACCGTGGCCGCGGTGTTCGCAGCTGCTGCTGACCGCCTGACCCTGAACGGCCACTACGTCGGCGACTTCGTGAAGCCCTCCGCGCTGGCGGTGCCAGCTGCGCAGCTGCCGCTCGCGGAGCGCGAGTTGTGCGTCGCCGCCGCAATCCAGCTCGCGGCAACCGGTGACCCGCTGCGGTCGTGTGCACTGTCCCGGTGGGCGCTTTGGCTGCTCGCCGATCACGTCGCTGAGGTCACCGTGCACCCGGACGACGAGTTCGATGCGCTGACTCAGCTCGACGCGTGGGAGGACCTTGTCCCGGACAGCGCGGTCGTCCAGACGCTGCTGGACCTGGCCGGGCAGGTGACGGCATGAAGCTCCCACTGACTCGCCGCCGTCCGGTTCCGCCGGCTCCGCCGTTTGTGCGGGTTGCGCCGGACTGCGGTTGCTTCCACAACCACGCGACGACCGATGCCGTGAAGTCTGCGGTGCGGCACGAACTGGATGCCGCGGTTCTGCGCGGCAACAACGATCTGGCTCGCGCGCTGCTGGTGCGCCTGGAGCCGTGCGATGCAGCGAACCGTGAGGTGTCCCGATGAGCGCCGTCTACCCCGATCCCTCTGTCTGGGACTTTGCCCTGGGGCCCGACCCGGTGGTGTGCAATTCGCGTCTGCCGGGTCACCCGCTGGCTGCCCCGGGTGGGGTGTTGGTGTGCCTGATTGATCACGTCGAGACGGGCGAGCCCATGCACGGCCTGGGTTTGGTGCGCTGGTCGGATGCGGACGCGGAGGCCGCGCGTCTGGCGGTCGGCTGGCGGTGCATCGACTGCCGGGTCCCGTGCCCGCCGGGTTTGTTCGGCGGCTACTGCTCGACGCGGTGCCGCACCGTCGACACCGCCGAGGACACCCGCGAGCCCGAGGAGATCGAGGCATGACCGCCCCGCTCCCCGCCGCCCGTCTCGCCGGGGCCCGTGCCGCCGTCGATGCCTACGCCGCGCACCCGGAGCTGGGGTTCGCGTGCTGCTCGGCGCACGGTGCCGCGGACTTCACGGCGGAACTGGTCGCCGAGGTCGAGCGGCTGACGCCCGCCCCGAAGTCCCCGCTGACCGGCGTCAGCGTCAAGGACACCGGCCACGGCTGGCAGGTCCGCCACCGCCTCTACGGCAAATCCCGGCGGCCCCGCAACTTCCCGAGCAAGGAAGCCGCCGACCAGTGGGTCGACCAGCTGCGCGCCAAGCACGCGGTGCCTGCTGACACGACGAAAGGTGAAGGCGAGTGAACGCGCCGACAACGAAGACGCCCCGGAAGCGCGCCGCGAAGAAGGTCGAGACGCCGACCGGCGAGGCCCGCATCCCCAACCGCTCGCAGGGCTGGTACCGCGACAAGGAGACCGGCGAGAAGCTCCGGTCCGTCACCACCCTGCTCGGCCAGGGCTGCCCGAAGCCCGGCCTGATGTTCTGGGCCGCGAACATCACGGCGCAGGACGCCATGGACAACCTGCCCTACCTCATCGGCGCCTCGCTGCACCCCGACCAGCGCGAGGCCGCCTACGACTGGCTCCGCAAGGGGCACGTCCGCAAGAAGGAGGAACGCGGCGACCTTGGCACCGCAGTACACGACATCGTCGAAGCTCTCGTCCTGGATTCGCCGCTACCCGAGTCGGTGCTCGCGGACCCGGACATGGCGCCGTACCTGGAGAACTTCCTGCAGTTCGTGAAGGACTGGGAGGTGACGTTCGAGGCCTCCGAGATGGTCGTCGCGAACTACACGCACGGCTACGCGGGCCGCCTGGACTACATGTTCTACTCTCCGCCGATCGCAGCCTTGTTGAAGGTTCCGCCGGTCACGCTCTTCATGGGCGACACGAAGACCGGCGGGGAGCTCGACGAGAAGGGCGTCTACCCGGAGGCCGGGCTGCAGATGGCCGGCTACCGCCGGGCCGAGATGTGCTGGATGCGGGACGGCTCGAAGGTCCCGATGCCCATGACCCACAGCACGGGGATCGTGCTGCACCTGCGCCCCGAGGGCGTTCGGGTGATGCCGCTGAACTGCGGCGACGACATGTTCGAGGCGTTCCTCGACGTCTACAAGGTCGCCGAGTTCGAGCGAGTTCTATCCAAGACCGTGGTCGGTGCGCCGCTGGTGCTGCCGACTGCCACTTCCGAGGGGGAGGCGGCGTAATGCCGATCAAAGACCTGCAGCAGAGGCTCCGCCAGATCGGGGAGATCCGGATCGGCCACACCGTTGCGACCGGCAAGAACGACAAGAACGGCAAGCCGGTCAAGCGGCCCGCCAAGCTCAGCAAGTTCCGGTTCACGTCGCCGTCGAAGGTGATCCTCGACAAGGTCGCCGAGAAGTACGGCGGGACGGTGCAGCCGTGGACACCGGCGAACGGCGGCACCCCGGAGTGGGAGGTGTACTCCACCTTCGACCGGCTGCCGATCCTCGTCCCGCCGCGCGACGCCGTGTCCCAGTGGTACGAGCTGTACGCCGGTTCCCGGTGCCTGCGCCGGTGCGACGGGGAGGTCGAGCAGAAGAGCGACAAGCCGTGCATGTGCAACCCCGAGAACCGGCAGTGCTCGATGACGACGCGGGTGAACGTGATGCTCCGCGACGTGCCCGCGCTCGGCCAGTGGCTGCTGGTGTCGAAGGGCTACAACTCGGCGGTGACGCTGCCGGGGGCCGCCGAAATCCTGGCGCTGGTCGGCGGCTACGTGCCCGGGTGGCTCGGCATGGAAGAGAAGGTCGTCCTCAAGGACGACGGTCCGCCGAACCGGTTCATGGTGCCGACGATCGACGTGGACGTCACGCCAGGCGAGCTGATGGCGGGCCAGGTCACCGGGGCGGCTCCGAAGGTGGAGTTGGCCAGTCCTGGCGTCGTGGCCATCGAGGCCGCGAAGGCTGCTGCTGCCACGCCACCGAAGGACTTCCTGGCCGCGGCGAATGCGGCTGCTGACGCGGCAGCGGTGCGCAAGATCTACGACGAAGCGCAGGCCGCCGGCGCTCCGAAGGACTACCTGGCGCAGCTCGCGGCGGTTGGCAAGTCGAAGCC